AAATGCCAGCTTCCGACAGAGCTTCATCTCCCCTCGCCCCGGTTACGTTCAGAAAGATTACAATCTCTGCACGACGGTTACCGCAGACAACGCCGAGATTACCGCAGATCAGACCAATGTAACGGCTGATGGGTGGTCAGAAGAATGTTACGGTTCTCAAAGCCTGACCGGCACGTTCCAATGCGCGCTTCCGTATATCGGAGACAATGGCCAGACGTTCATCCTGATGCTGATCAGTGGTAAAGTGTGGCTTTACGACTGCCTTCAAAACAACGCTCAGAATCTGACGGTTTCTCCAAGTCTTGAGAATCCTTCCAACCTGCTCGACGGCTGGATGGTTCAAGCCGAGAACTTTGTTGTCATTCAGGATGGGTTCAGCAAGCCGCTAATCTTCAACGGAACGAATCTGCGCCGCGCCACGGACGACGAAATCAAGTGCGGCAAGATTATGGCCTACGTCAATGGCCGCATATGGTACGCGCTTCCTGACGGGTTCTCTTTCCGCGCTACGGACATCGTTTATGGGGATGGAACGCGAGCGAGTGTTCTCAAGGAAACCGAGAACATCTTCCTCAATGAGGGCGGAGACTTCGCGGTTCCGTCGGATTCAGGCGGCATCACGGCAATGGCCGTCCCCGGCAACCCAGATACGTCGCTTGGACAAGGGCCGCTTCTCATCTTTACACCTCGCTACGTCTTCAGCGTCCAAGCTCCCACAGACCGCGATACTTGGAAGAACCTGAACTATCCGATTCAGGCAATCAGTTTGCTGACGAGCGGCGCGCTTGGTTCTCGGTCAGCCATCACCGTCAACGGCGATGTGTTCTACCGAGCTATCGACGGCATCCGGTCGTTCATCATCGCTCGCAGGTCGTTCAGCGACTGGGGTAATACCCCTATCAGCGGCGAGATGACGCCTATTGTTGAGAACGATCAGACGAATCTTTTGTGGGCCAGTTCAGCGGTTGTCTTTGATAATCGAGTGCTGATGACTTCTCAGCCTCGTTTCAATTCTGAAGGTGTGATTCACAAGGCTATATCCGTGTTGGATATGGAGCTTGTCACATCGATGCGGAAGAAAGCTCCTCCGGCATGGTCGGGAATCTGGACTGGGTTGAACATCTTGCAGCTCGTCAAGACCGAGAACGCTTACGGAGACAACTGCTTTGCTATCGCTCGCGGATCGGATGGTTCAATTCAGATTTGGGAAATCACCAAGTCCAACAAGTTCGATTCGAATCTGTCTGATCCTAGGAAGGAAATTGAGTGGCAGGTGCAGACTCGCGCCTACAACTTCGAACTTCCGTTTGGACTGAAGAAGCTCGATTCGGGCGACATTTTCATCGACTCGCTAAGCGGTTCGGCGGCGTTCTACGTTCAATATCGACCAGACCAAAATCCCGGCTGGATTGAATGGGCCGACTGGACCGAATGCGCGATTGTCGATCAGTGCCTGACTGGGCTGTGTCCTCTGACAAACTTTCAGCCGCAATACCGGCCGAAGATGCGGCTTCCAACTCCTGGCGACCTTGCGTGTAACGAGTCCATCAATACTCCGGCTCGAAACCTGTACGAGGTTCAGCTCAGCATTGCCGTTTCAGGCTATTGCAGAATCAAGAGCATCCGCGTTCACGCTTACGACGTTCAGGAATCTCCTGTTGGAGAATGCCGGACATATCAGGGATGCAAAGTTCTTGGAGGCTGCGACATAGATCCTTTCACCTACACATCGGAATAGCATGCCAAACCTAACCCTCATCACGCTTACCGCTCCAAGCCTTCCGCTAACATACTGCCCGTCCAACTACCAGCAGTTGGCCAACGACATCATTGGAGGCACTCAAGCGACGTTCAACAGCGCGATTGGAAACTCGTTCTTCAACTTTGGTTCGACGACTCCTGCGCTGAACAATCAGATTTATCCGTGGCTGGATGACAACGGTTTTTGGTGGGTGTTCAATGGCGGTTATTGGACGCGCCAAAATCCGGTTGCGGCCGGAAGTTCCGAGCGTCGTATCTTTGTCGGAACCACGACGGACGTTCTCTCTTACGACGGCGGCGATGGAACTGCTTATGCGGGTAATCCGTATGCTGGCGCGATGTGGGAGATTGATGCGGCTTTTGATGCCCGATTCCCGGTTGGCGTTGGTGCTTTCGCCGGAAGCGGCGCGGTTGCCGTTCAGGGTACGACTACGTCTACCTCTGTTGTCGGTGAGGACAAGCACACGCTGACCGTTTCCGAAACCGCGTTCAACGAGCATACTCACGGTGTTGCTCAACTGATTGCGCCTGCAAACGACGATTACTACCTCGTCAATAAGTCGTGGAGCGGACTCGGATCGTACCCGACGCAGATCCTTCAAGGTGCGGCAGGAACCGGCGGTGGTGGATCTGGGCCGAGCATTACGACTGGAGATGTCGGAACTACCACCTCCGACAAAACCGGAAATGATAGCCAGAATGCCGTCGGCCACAACAATCTCCCGCCGTTCTACGGTGTTTACTTCATCAAGCGAACTGGCCGAGTCTACTACACCAAATGAAGCTAATCGTTCAGGACATTCGCTCCACAATCGCTCGGGTCATCGGCGTATGTGTCGATGATGCGCGCGTTTATGATTACATCAATCAAGCGTGTCGAAGGCTTCTACACAAGGGGTTGTGGGCCGGATCGTACGGCAGATTCACGGTTACGACCGTTGATGGATGCATTACTTGGCCGCGTTCGATTGAAACCATCGAGGCTGTTGCTGACTGCTGCGGAACTGGGTCGGTGAGAAACCAATGGTATGAATTTCAAGAAACCGGATTTGGACTTCTTGGAAAATGCAATCCATGCGCCGGAAACCAGCTTGTTGATCGTGGCACTGTTGTTTCTTACCGTGATTTGTCTGGTGGTAATAACAGCTACATTCGAGTCTACCCTGGCGACGCTTCAGATGTCGGCAAAACCATCACGCTCCAAGGATACGACGCGAACGGCCAATGGATTCGCACCCAATCTGGTGGCGCATGGATTGACGGCGAAAAGCTGACGCTCGCTTTGCCCTACGTTCAGTCTTCCAAGAAATTTACCGCGCTGACCGGCGTCATCAGGGAGGCAACAAATACCGCGTCGCGACTGTACGAGTTCAATCAGGCGGTTTTCGCCGAGATTGATCTGGCAGTTTACGACCCTGATGAAACTTTGCCGCAATATCGCCGGAGCCTCTGGACTGGTCGGAATAGCGACTGCTGCACCCAGACCGTTACGGTGATTGGCAAGATGCGCCATATCAACGCGACGAGCGTGAACGACTACCTCATTCCCCCGTGCGCTGACGCCATCAAGCTGATGGTTATGGCGATTCGTAAGGAAGAGAACGATTTGATTCAGGAAGCAGTGGCCTACGAAGCCAAAGCGGTTCAAGCTGTTCAGGAGCAGACGATGCAGTATCTGGGTGACGCTGTCGCGACGATACGCATGGTCGGTGTAGGATTGAATGGCGGTGGATTCTCGCAATGGTTCTGAACCAAAAGGATAATTTATGGCAATAGGGATTGGAGCGGCAATTTTGGGCGGAGCAGGAATCTCGGCAGCGGGAAGTCTGCTTGGTGGACTGTTTGGCGGAAAGAAGCCGAAGGTTCCTGAGCTGAAGCCGATTGATTTCGCTAAGGAGCAGCAGCAGGCGATTCAGCAGAATATCGCCGCGCTTCAACCTGCCACCGAACTGGCGCAGAAGACCACTGCCGCTGAGCAGTCTCAGCTTGAGGCGCAGCTTCGTCGTGCTATTCCTGGCTATGACCAACTTGTTTCTCAGGCTGGAGCGAACATTAAGGCAGCATTGCGCGGTGAAATTTCGCCGGAAGTCTCCGCTCAGGTTCAGCGTTCGACCGCTGGACGAGCTTTGTCTGGTGGATTCGGCGCAGGATCTGGATTTGGTCGTGCGCTGACCGCTCGCGACTTGGGCCTGACCGGAATGCAGATTCAGAATCAGGGTCTTGCTCAAGCGCAGAACTTCATCCAGCAGCAGCGGACGTTCGGCATGGTTCAACCGTTCTCGGTGAGCAGCATGTTCATCACGCCAGCGCAGCGCATTGGAGCGATTCAGCAGCAACAGTCGGCCATGTACGGTCGTGATTTGACTGCCGCTCAAGTTGCTGCCGCTCCTTCTCCGATGCAGCAAGCGGCTCAAACTGCGTTCACGAACTTTGGCGGTGTTGCCGGTGGCGCGCTGTCGCAGTACGGAATGTATCAGGGGTTGATGGCGCAGAATCCTGCAAATCTGTATTCTGCTCCTCCTTCTGGTTCTCCGTATGCCGGGGCTGGAGTTTCGACCGGATCTGATCCTCGACTCGTTGGTGTGATTCCTGAAGTGGGATAAATCTTATGGCCGACCAATCTCTTCAAGCATTTCAGCTAGGCGCATCGCTGTTCGACCGCGCGCAGACGCAGCAGCGGATGATGGAGCAGATGAAGCTCCAGACTGCGGATCAGATTATGCGGCAGCGACAAGCGGATCTTCAGAACAAGATCCAGACCTTTGAGCTTGGCCGTGCGATGAAGAATCAGGAAGACGAACTGGCCGATGCTGACAACATGGCATTAAATGTTCAGTCTGTTGATGAATTTTTTGTAAATCCAAACGCTCCATTCCCTACCTTCAGGCCGGTTAAGTCGGCAAAAAACCAAGCAATCCTGAACCAGTATCGCAATCAGCTCGACGACTTTTCCACTCGTCGCCGTCTGATGACTGGAGCGCAGCAAACACAGCAAATCGTTGGGAAACAACTCGCTGATGCTATCGAGTTCGCAAATTTGAACGGTCTTCACGACGTTGTTTGGCAAAATAACAGTGGACTCAATGAGTACGGTCAAATTGATCTAAACAAATCAAAGTCTATTCTTGATGCTGTTACGCCTCGCATGTCCGAGAAAACAGCTCAACAAGCTGGCCTTGCGACGGCAGCGAAGATTTCGTCTGCATCAAGTGCTGGCCAAGAGGCTATCGACTTGATGGTTGCTGCCGGTAAAATGACGCCTCAAGAAGGCGAAATAGCTAAATCTGCTGCTGCAAGCAAACAAGCATCCAAGTCTCCGCTTACCGCTGCTCTTGCAGATTGGCAACGCGCATCAGAAAACGATAAAGACGCCAAGTTTCAGATTCTTAAAGCTGCCGCATCTAAGAGCGGTCAAGACATCGTTGTTGGACCTTCCGGTGAGTTTGAGTTTAAGAAGGCTTTGCCGCAACAGGTTCAGACTCAACTTTTTAACGGAATCAAATCGGCCAACACTGCAATCGATCTGATTAACAGCATTAAGCCTTCAGACATTGATTCTGCATTCAGCACGGGCGGAGCTTTAAGAAGTGTTGGCCAGAAAATCCCTCTTGTTCCAAAATTTGGTGGAGGATTAAACGAGTCTCAAATCCGAATGAGCCAGCAACTCGGATCTTTGACTCCGCTTGTTGCTCGCGGACTTCTTTCTGAACAAGGAAGACTGACAGATGCTGATGCTCGCAGGGCTGAAGAGTTGATAAAGACAAGCTATCTCACCTCTAGTCCAGATCAGGTTAAGCAAAGCCTTAGAGAGCTGAAGGGTCTGTTTGAAAACGCTAAGGACAGAATGAAATCTCCATTTGGAATTGTTGGTGAGCTGGAGGTTCAGAAGATTGAAGGGAATCCGAAATTAGCACCGGAACCTCAGCAGACTTCTACACAAGATGTTTTTTCAGCTCTTAAAAGAGAGCCTGTTTTTGTGTCCATTGAAGAGGCTGAAAAATCTGTTCCGAGTGGAACCAAGTATCGCGTTGGAAACAAATTTTACATCAAGGACTAACCATGCCATCCAGAGAAATAACTGAGGCAGAGTTTTACACTGATCGACAAGTTCAGCCAACCGATCAAGCTCCCGTTCAGGAGATGTCCGCGATGTCGGCGCAGTATCAGGCTCCGCAGCGGACTGGCCCTGACCCTTACGCGAGCATGTTTCAAGCTGGCTCTCCGCAGCAGCTTCAAGCGGCTGTTAATGACGCCGGAAAAATCGGCGAGCAGAAAGCTATCCAAGGGCAGTCCGGTCAATATGTAACTCCGTATTTCCAGCGTCCCGGCGTAATGACCGCTCCACCTAGCGTTGCCACTTCGGAAGAGGAAAAGAAAAGGGCTGCTGAACAGTTGGCAATCTCCGCTGGATTGGTTGGCAGTGCCATTGCTCCTGCATTTCTACCAGAGGCTTTAACTACCGCTGCAACAACAGGAACAATAGGAACAAGGCTCCTTGCCGGTGGAGCTGTAGGTGGAACAGCAGGAGCAACTGCTGGAGCGTTTCAAGCTGTCCCAGAACTGCTTCGAGGGGAGTACGGTGAGGCGGCAAAAACTGGATTGAGAGAAACTGCTGTAGGAGCAATTGGTGGCCCACTTCTTACTGAAACTGGAAGAGCGTTAGTTAAGCCAGCAATCGCTGCAAAAGAATTTCTCACCGGAGAAGGATTCAAAGGTGCGATGGCGACATTCTTTCGGCCAAGATATTCGCCGAGAGTTGGTTCTCTAGAGACTTCTCAACTTCGAGACATCATTGAATCGTCTACCGGAGTCAGAGTTCCGGTTGGCGTCGCCGAGGCGATTGGCGAGCCAGGACTTGTTGAGGCAATCAAGAACGCTCCAGTTGGTGCGGAGGTTACACCTCAACATATGGAAAGCCTCAAGAGGCTGATAGTTCTGAATGCCACTGAGCTTGGCGGAAAGAACACAGGAATCACGACCGATGAGCTGGCAAAGAGTGCTGTCGATATTTTGCGGAAGCGACTCGGAGCTGTCTCAAAGCCTTACGAAGACGCAATCGGAACTCTTTCAGCTCAGTTGAAGCCTTCAATCGACAAAGGTCTGATTGATGTTCAGAATTCGGCTAACGCGCTGATTCCTGGCACCACTGCAACCCCGTCATTTCTTGGCAACAAGTTCCGAGAACTACAGCAAGCTGGATACGATTTCTTCAAGCAAACCGACACCAAGAATTTCAACACGCTTCGAAACGATCCTACATATCAAAAGCTGACCGTAAAAACTCCGAGCATGTCTGAGTGGGCCAACAACATCGATGCTCAAGCGGTTCAGATGTTCAAAGGCACACCCGAACAAGCTGGTGGACTTGTTGATGAGTTTGGATTTCAGATTCCCAAGGAAGAAGTTCTCGCGACTCGCGGAATTCCTTCAACCTATCCAAAGGGTACCCGTGAATATGTGGCCGCTATCGGCAACATGACCGAAGATCAGTCCATTGATGCGCTTAGGAGATATCGCACTCAGATTGGAGATTCCATCGGAAAGGACGACTTGCTTCCCGGCCTTTCAGACAAGGCAAAGAAAGACCTTTACAAGGCAATCACCACGGACATCGACAATGCAATTTCCAATCTCCCAACAGGAACTCTTCGAGAAAAACTCGACGTTGCAAACAAGTTCCACCGCGAAAACGTGGACAAGTTCGTTGGCCGTCAAGTTCAGTCGCTGATTAAAGATGTTGGTGCAGAAGGTGGTGCCGGACCTGCGTCAATCGCCAGCAAACTAGAGTCTGCTGATGCTCCGACTTTTCTTGAGTCAATCAAGAGTGCGGCTCGACCGGAAGACGCTGCTGCAATCGATTCTACCGCGAAAGAGTACCTGTTCAATCAGGCGGCAAAGTCTGGCTTTGATCCGGTTACTGGTGAGATTTCCGTTTCTAAAGTCGTCAACTACATCAACGGTCTTGCGCCTGAAATCCAAAGCAAATTCTTCCCGAATGCGAAGCAAATTGCAGGTCTTGCAAAGCGGCAATCTGCGCTGTCTGGACTTGATCCTAACAAGGTCGTCTCAAGCCTGACTGTAGATGCCAATGTCCTTTCCGATGCTCTTGGATCAAAAGCACCTGAGGTTCAAAAGACAATTGCTGAAGCCATAAAAGCGGCTGGAGAAAGGGACAAGCAGTTGCGCGGATCAATTCTTGGCGCACTGAAGAAAGAGTCTTCAAGCGATGTGACTGACATCGTTTCTCAGAATCCAAAAAAGTTCATTAGCGGAATTGTTGAACGTTCGTACACACCCGAGCAAAGCCGCGCAGCACTGGATATGATTGGGCGAGAAAGCCCAATGCTGGTGCAGCAGCTTCAGTTTCAATATGTCAATGACTTGATCGAAAAGTACACCACCTCAGGTGTTTTGAACTCGAAGCAGTTGGCGTCTGATCTTGCGGCGGAGTCGATTGTTTCGAAAGCAAGTGATGTTCGAAATTATGCTAACGCAATACTTGGGGGAGGAAAGGTTTCCAAACTCAAGTCAGTCTTGGACAATGTTTCAAAGTTAGAAAATCTAAAGACTCCAATCTCGTCGAACGATCCGCTTGTAGAAGCAATGGCCAGAACTACTGGTGCTGCGGTTGGTGCTGCGGTCGGGGGTGTGGCCCGTATTGGACCTATTGGAACGGCGAATCAAGCGGCACAGATGGTTAAGCTCGCTCCTCGCGTAAAATACAAGATTGCCTCATACCTTCTTTCCACGCCTCAGTTGAGAGAGCTTGCCATGAAGCCAATCGGTCGATTTTCAAAGGATGAGTTAAATGCTGTTCTTCGCGGAACGGCTCAAGCTGTCGCTGCCACCGAGGGCGAGGAATCTCCCGACATCGACGAACTGCAAAACCTCGAACGATGAAAACCTCCCTCTCCAAGAAGAAAGGTAACACCTATCAGGGCAAGAAGGTGACGCTCAACAAGCCGTTCTACACGCCGGGTGAGCGGAAGAAGAGTGCTGTCTACGTTAAGAACGACAGTGGCAACGTCATCAAGGTTCGCTTCGGCGACGCGAACATGACGATCAAGAAGTCGAATCCTGAGCGTCGGAAGAACTTCCGTGCGCGGCATAACTGCGATACGGCGAAAGATCCTACGAAGCCTAGAACGTGGTCATGCGCCGCATGGTGATTTCGTCGGTAACAACTCATTCTAACTGATATGGACAAGATGAAACTTGGTGGTGGCGGACGTTTCGAGAAGCTGGTTGGTCAGCTTGAGAAGAAGGGCGTGAGAGAGCCTCGCGCACTTGCGGCATGGATTGGACGCAAAAAACTTTCCAAGGAAAAATTTCAGTCATTAGCCGCCAAGGGTCGGCGTCGCGCACTTCGCGAAAAAGCCAACGCTTAAAGTTGGACCAAGCAGCTTTTGCTGCTGTGAATCATGTTATGGCACGGGACGCAAACGGTGACTCCGTTTGTAATATCGTACCGTTTGTCTGCATGATCCTTCCAAGACAGGATATGATGGGCATGCAGCTTTGAAGATCCAGAGGTGCATAGTTTGTTCATGCATTTGAATCCATCACGAGCGAACACAGACCTTCTCCACTCAGAATACTCAACTCGGCCCATCTCTACATGTCTTTCGATTCGATAAGTTCCACCTTTCCAATTCGGATTTTTTTCGCCTCGCATGTTTGGCTTTGGCTTTCCTGCATGAGCTTTTGAAATAGCCTCTCCTCTTTGTTTGCAGTACACGCCGGAAAGCATTGCAGCTCTTACTTTTTCATAATTTTGATACTTCCATTTTCCAGCGCAGCTCGTTCCGCAAAAATCATCGGTGGCATCCCGCATTTGTTTTCCGCACAGCTTACACACGCAGCATTTTTGACATCGAATTCTGCTTCCAGATTTTGAATCAAATTTTTCCAAACAAGTGTCACAAGTTTTAACAAAAATCCTCTTGTCTATCGCTTGTTTGCATTTTGGATTATTTTTGTAATTAAATTTTGCAGAGCAACTTTGAGAGCAGAACTTATTATGAGAGAATCTCACGACATTTCCACATTGCTTGCATTTTCTGCAATCAGCACAGGTTTTTGAAGCACCACTTTCAGCGGTAAATCCGGCTCCACACTTCTTGCATGTAAGGTTGAACTGGCGCATGCAATAACCGTAGAACGAAGTATGGCGAAGTCAAGTTCAACGCCTAGGTCGTCCGCCCCACGGCTTCTTGGCTGCGGATTTATCGACTACGAACTGCTCGGGCGGCGCGTAGTCCCAGGATATTGTTCCGACTCCTCGTTGAATGACGATGGAGCCGGTTTTGTTTCCGTTCTTATCCTTCAATCCTGACCTATCACCGCGCTTTGCCATTCCCAGCATGAAGCGTCGAGGTTGATTGAATCCAACCTCCTTCAGGACAATCACTTCTCTCGCCCAGTTGGTCAGGTCAGACGATCCGAATCCTGAGTAGGCCATATCTGCCACGCTCTCCGGTTTGTCGTCCTTACCCTTCGGCTTCGGGAAGTGATGCACCAGCACCAGGACGACTCCCGTCTCCATCATAATCGGCTGGAGTAGGTGCCGCGTGAAGTTCGCGCAGACCTCGATGTCCGCAGGATTGCCGCCCATGTAGGAGAGCAGCGGATCGATGTAGACAATGTCCGCCTTGGTCTTGCGAACGAGCCTACGCAGCATCGTGGCGAAATCTGCACCCGTTCTCACCGTCTCGCGGAAGAATAGCATGCCAGCTTGGCGAAGACCTTCCTGCCATCCATATGGGCCAAACACAGACATTGCTGCGCCTTTGAGGCTGTCGTGCTGATCGGCAATATCGTTCTCAGCTTGGATGTACGCTATCTTCAGCGGTCGTACCGGCTGCACACCAAACCAAGCAGCACCCCTCGCCCAGCACAGACCCTGATAGAATGCCATCGAGCTTTTGCCGCATCCGCTCTGACCGACGAATAGGAGCGATGATCCGCGACGTAGCCATCTGTCACCGATCAGATTATCAGGATCATTCTCAGGATCGTAATCAATGATGCTCTGGAGCGTGAACTCCTGAGGCATATCCTGCGATTCGAGGTAATCGGTGAACGCATCCCAATTCACCGACCCGACATTGATGGCCAACAGCTTCTGCTCATTGCCATCGCGCATCACACCGGCTAACCGGCTGAAGCGACTCGCGTTCTTGTTCTTTGGATCGATACCAAGAGCCTCTAGCTGGCGATAGACGACATCACGACGCTCGTTCCATTCCTCCTTGTTGGCAGCGTCTACTCTGACCCAGCCATGCAGACTCTTGCCGCCGGAATCGATGACGACGGACATGGGCAGCTTAGACTCCTTGAGGATCGTCCATTGCTCATCCTTCGTCTTCTCATCCATCTCAACCAGAACATGGCGGAATGATGCTACGCCTGAATCTGAGCCGGTTTCGTCCAAACACGGATTGACTCTGACATACGCGCCACGGCTATCAGGGCTGTTCCACATGGAACTAATCGGAGGCGTGAAATGATGCTCTATCCAATCGTCGCGTTTGAGAAATGTACCTTTGGAAGCTGGCCTACATCTGCCCTCCTCATCGCTTACGATGTCATTGCAGATGCAGACAATCTCGTCTTTCTCGAAGCATGCTTTGAGAAAATCGATGGTTGAAAATCTGAATTCCGGTTGCGGAATTGCTTGGATCTTCTGCACGACGAACTTGCCGGTCGTTGATACGGGCGTACCGCTTTGAGCTGAGAGAAGCCAGCCCTTCGGCTTGTCGTGCGCCACGTTCATCGCCTGATTCACCTTGTGGGCCAATTCATTGGCATTCCACGGTGGGACGCATTTCTCGTTGTACTCGGCGAGCAGTGCTTCAGCCGATCCTCGCGACAGCTCAAAGCCATGCACTAGAGCGGTTGCTACTGCGAAGGTTGCATTATGACCTCCCTGTCCGCTGATGGCACCGGGGGTGTTACGAAGCCATGCTCTTGCACGCTCGATATTTGAATTGCTCATTGGATTCCAAGTTGTTTACGCGCAAGTTCTCCAGACTTGCCAAGATCGGTCCTGGCGATTTCCTGAAGAACAGAATTTGATTTCTCTAACTTTCTGAAAAGGAGAGCCAGCTCTTTGGGTGTCATCAGGTACTTGCTCCAATGCTGGATGGCTATGGAGCGAGACTGAAACTTCGCAAAGAGCTGCTCTTGTGCGGCGATGTAATGATCAGGGCTTCGCATCTATCAGCACGAACTTGGCATTGAATTCAGCCTTTGTTCGAACGTAGAGCTTTCGCTTTCCTTCCCGCATGTAAACCACGCCGGACCATTTGGTTTCTCCGATCCGTATTTCTACGTCATCGGAAAGGACTTCAACCTCCACCGAGCTGTTTCCTGAGTTCTTGTATTTCATCTTCGGAAGCATCGTCGAGATGGCCTACACCAGCCGCCTGCCATCCGCCATCCACGCTGCGTTTTGGCTTTGCCGGTTTACTCATCCACCCGCGAAGAATTGCATAGTCGATGAGTCGCGGAGCTTCCTTCAAGAGTTGTTCTCGGGATATTTCAGATGCTTTCATCGGAGTCGGTGTTTCGTTTGATGGCACGACCGCGACGACTGTTCGAGCGTCGCATGCCGAGTTCGGTTTGTTCTTCGCTGGCGAATCCACGACGGACAAGCCACTCCCTGTACTTCTTGTCGATGTACGCGAAGTCGATGCGCGGCGTTGACTCATCGGCATCGGCGATTCTTACTATCTTGCTCGTATTTAGGCTCATAGGTTTTTAGTAGTGTTTTGTATGCTTTCTGTGTGTCGGCGCAGTCCATGCACAGGTCGAAGTCTCCCCCGATTGTGCATCCGCAGCCAAGGGCTTTTGCCAGCTCCTTGGAAATCCATCTGAAATCGATCAGCTCATTCTTGAGGTCTTCTATCTCATTCTCGCTCATTTGATGACGAATAGGATGAAGTACGCGCTGGTGATGACGACGCCCATCGCGAACGCGGCGATGAGCATTTGCTTCAGCTCATCCGGCGACGGTGGCCGATTCATCCTGCGAATCATCTACCGCCTCCCAGTGCGTAGTGGAGGATTAGAAGGGCGTCGCAGTTGCGAAGGGTTACGTCGAGGTGCGGATACAATTCCTGAGCCTTCGTCTTGAGCTTTCGTTTCCATTCCGAATAGTCCTTGCACGATGCTTTCCCGCCGAGTCCAAGAGGAGCCTGCCACGCTTTTGGAGCTGCTCTGTGAAGAGCGTATCCGTATGCGTAAGCAGCAGCTTCAACTCGACCGAGGTTTCTGTGAAGCACGGCCATTGACGAGCTTTTCGTCATGGGAGAAACAAAGTTCGGAAGCTCCTCAATCCATAACTCTGAGTTGGCCACCTTGAGCTGATTGATCAGCGCGCAGATGTCCGGCAATGACTCCGGCATTTTGAACAGAACTATTCCCTCTGGCGTGTTCACGGCGAATCCGCCGCCAACACCAGGATCGACCGCTACGATTGGTTTGTTGTTTTGTTTCATAGTTTTAATAGCACAGCACCGAGACGTTCTCCGCCGCGATGCGAACCGCTGATTTTGTTGCTCCGTCCTCGCTCCATTTCTCAACCTTCACACGGCCTTTGACACGCACCAGCGCGCCATTGCCGATTTCAAGAATCTTCTCCGCAACCTGCCCCCATGAGGACAGTTCGAACTCATCGAAGTCTTCATGGAACCTGCCATCTGCATCCGTCCAGTGACGGGCGATTGAGATGACGCGGCGGACCATCAAGGCTCCTGTCTTTGTCTCTGTCTGACGGCTGATGCCCCGAAGTTCGCCGATGAGTAAAACGACGTTTTCCGTCGGTGTAATTTCTGAAACGCTCATTGAAATACGCAACCTAGTTCTCGGTAGCACTTCATCCGCTTCTTCGCGTGGAAGGCTCCTATTGG